ACAGAGTGAAGTCGATAAGGGGTCCAAGCGGGTCGAGGAACTTCTCACTCGTATGGACAACCGCGACCAACTCCTTGTAGCGCTCGCTCAGGGCATTTCCACCTCCGATGTATTGGACGAGCAGTCGAAGACCAGTGTCGCCTCCTTGATCGATACATTTCAGAGTCAATCCGACCGCGCCGCCATGATGGATGAGTTGCGCTCGGAGATGCAGACCGCTCAGCAGCCGCCCTTGCCGCCGGAATGGCAGCAAGCACAGCAACGGATTGTGAGTTACGCCCAGTCACAGAACGTGGACCCGACGACGATTCCCGCCGAAATATGGCAAAAAGGGAGTCAGTCAGAAAACCCGTTCGAGGCCGTGGATATTGCCCGTGACTGGGTTGACGATCAAGACGGACGCAATGGGCGCCTGGCTCGGCGGAAAGCAGCGGCTGGGGCCAATCCACCCGCTGCGGCAGTACCGGCAAAATCCAAAGACCCGTTGACCATTATCCGCGAATGGGGGGACGACCCTAATTCGCATTCGCTTGAAGAAGCGAAACAGGCGATGTTGGACACGGGGTACATCCGGAGATAAATCATGGCAGCAGGCGTTACTACCACTTCGTCTCTGGCTGATTCACTACCCGTCATCAAGGCGGCCGCCCGCATCGTGCGCGAGCAAGAGGGGCGTATGCCCCAGCTCGTGGACCGGCAGCGGCTCGCCGAGGGCACAGGGCTGACCTGGGAAGAGGTCGCGCTGAGCCGTCTGAATGACGCACAGCCAATCAGCGAGGGTGAAGAGTTCAACGCGCCGCAGCAACTGGTCGATCAGCTTCTCCAAGCCACCCCACAAGAGGTGGGCTTTGAGATCATCATGACCGACCGGGTGCGGCGTCGCATTTCCCCCAACGTGTTTGCGCAGACTGGCAGCTTGGCTGGCAGCTCAATGGCGCGCACGAAGGGCAAAGACGGCATCACGCAACTCGATCAATTCAGCACGTCATTCGGCGGCGCGGGGACGACCTTCGCTGAGGGCTACATCGAAGCGGCTGTGGTGACGATCGAGGGCAACGCAACGGAGCACGGCGTCGCGCCGTTCTTCTCCGTGCATCACCCCTTCCAGCGACGCGACCTGTCGGCCGAACTGGCGCCGATTGGCAACATCAGCATCTACGGTGGCCTCACCGAAGACCTGATCAAGAATGGCGTCGTGGAGATGACGATGGGTGGCGCCGGCATTGTGTTCGATGCCGTTGTCGGTGCGGACAGCAGTGGAGACTTCAAGGGCGGCACCTTTGCCAAGATGGCGATCGTGCTGGTCGAAGGCCACGACCTGGAAACTGAGACAGAGCGACTTGTTGGTCGGCGTGCGGATGCGATCTTCATGTTCGATGAGTACATTTACGCCGAACGATTCGATTCGGGCGGCGTGGAGCAGTACTTCGACGCCACTGCGCCAACGAGCTAAGGGAGAAAAATCATGGCTATGAATGATGGACTCCAGCTCACAGACCCATCGGACTTCGGTGGCACCTACGTCGACAACGGCCACATCGTGCACTACAACGTGCATATCGCCGGATCGGCTGGCGGTTCGATTGTTGATCCGGGGTTGCCCCGGCGCGGCCTGCAACTGGCCTGTGTAGCTGAAGAAGACGGCATCACCCAACTGATCGGCCCCCTCGCGTTTGAGGTGGACGAGAACGCGGGGTACTTCCTTGACTGTGAAGTGCGTGCCGTCACGGACGCGAGCGCGGCCGCGGCGTTGTTTATCGGGTTTACCGATCAGAACGCCGCGGGCGAAGTGCCGATTGAAGACGAAGACGGCACGCTTCAGACGAACGCCACCAACGCGGTGGGGTTCATGATGGAGCGTCAGCAGGATGCGACCTGGCAGGCTGTTAGCGTCAACGCAGACACGGATGGGGCGCAAACGGCCCTGACCGGCGCGAACGACATTTCCAACAATGTCTGGCAGCGCCTGCGGCTGACGAACAACAACAGCGACGGTGACTTCACGTTCGAGATTTGGGACATCGACTCCAGCGAGCACTACACCTACGCCGGCAACGGCGTGTTGCACACGCGGTCTTCCGCGGTGGCAACGGGGACGGTGCTGGCACCGACGTTCTGTCTTGACTCTCGCAACGCGGTTGTGGCCGTGCAGATTCGCAAGCTCACCGCTGGCACCAACTAAGGAGGAGTCATGGCTGGACCAATTCCCCCCACGGCGTACGGCATGTGGCGTCCAACTGACGGCACCCTCCAGACGGTTGTTGCCGGCACTGTGGCAGCGACGGTTGACACCTCGGGGAATCAAGATTTCCCAGGCGATGTCAAACTCAGCGATGGTGGGACCATCACACAGGCGTCGAGCAAGAGCACGGGGGTTACCCTCAATACGCACACCGGGCAGATCACCATGAACGGTGCGGCCTTGGCTGCGGGGGTAGAGGTGACCTTCACGGTGACGAATTCCACGGTGGGTGCAGCCGATGTGGTTGTACTGAACCATGGTTCGGCCGGAACGGCGGGGTCGTACCTCGTCGGTGTTTCCGCTGTGGCCTCGGGCTCATTCAAGGCGACGGTTTCAAACGCCTCCGGAGGCGCGCTCAGTGAGGCAATCGTGCTGCACTTTGCCGTCATCGGCGGCAGTGCGACCTAATGGTCGCCGTAACCGGATTCGCGCAAACGGGGTCTGCGCAGGCGTTGGCCTGCTCCGACAGCACCTGTCAGGAGTTAGGTGCCTGCACAGACCCCCAAGCGCATCTGGCGCAAGTGCACAACGCGACTCTCCTGCTCCGTCCCAACGATCCGGCACGGATCTACGCGGAACGGAACAAGGACGGTCGTCGCTGGCGCATCGTCAAGACCAATCGTGACGGCGTTCTCCGCGCCTATGTCGATGACATGGGTCCGGAGGACGCCTTTACGGCACACCCCTTTGATATTCCCAGCGTCGGGGACGACCCCAGCGAGTGGAATACGGTGGGGGAGTGTTTCGATATTGCTCGGGAACGGCACCTGCTACCGGTTCGGCATAAAGCCCAGCCGGCGACGGGCGCCGCGTACCTGAACGAACTGATGGAGCGCAACGCGTTGTTGCGTGCATGGAAAGCGGCACGAAGTCAATTCGGCCCGCTGGGAAAGGTCCAACGCAATGCCTAAGGTCGACCTGTCGGACATGGACATCCAGGCCCTCATCGATGACGAGGATGGGGCACTCGATAACGGGCATCTCCCGATGCGTCCCATGCACGATGACGACGCCATCGATCGCGATCACGCCGTGGTTTACGACCAGCGCACAGGCGTCTCCTCGCTGGTGCGCAAGTACAAGGGCAACGGCACGTTGGCCCACATGCTGAGCAAGCGCGACCAGGCGACCGGGGAGCGCATCTTTCGGACCTCGCCGCCATCGAGTGGCGTGGCGCCTGGGGAATGGCCGTGCTGGCTGCACCCGGACCATGCGCGCTACGAGGAGTTCGTGGGCCAGGGATTCCCGAAGTGTGGCAAGACCGGGTACTTCGCGACGGCGCAGGATGTCGAACAGCACGTCCGCGCCAAGCACACTCGAATTCACACCTTTGTTCGCGAGCAGGATGCGGCACGCGAACGCGCCGCGGAGCGCGATGGCAACCAGCAAATGCTGGAAGCGATCATGGAGCTGGCGAAAAAGGGACAGATTGACGACGTACCGGCTGCCGTAAGCGCCAGTGCGTCGCGCGGGAAGAAAGTGGCTGATGACGCTCTATAAGACCACGATGCAGTTTGACGCCGACGGCGATAACACCGCCCAGGTTGCCTTCGCCGGGCCTGGTTGGCTGCTCTCAGTGGAGGCTAGCAACCCGAACGCCGCAGATGCGTACTTGCAGTTGTTCGACGTGGCCTCCGGGAGCGTCACTGTGGGCTCGACCACGCCCAATCAGAGTCTCTTTGTCCCTGCTGGGGACGGGACGAAAGACGGGGCGATGGACAAGGATTTCGGGGCCGGAATCTTCTTTGAGAACGCCATCACCTACGCCTGCACAACGACATCCACAGGGAATACCGATCCCACGACCGGCCTCGTTGTCAACATGGTCTATCGGAACAGTCCGTAACCCTGTTGCGAGGGAGATGCTGTGAGCCGTACGGGTGCCCAACTCCTATCCGCCCTATCGGATTTCCTCAATGACGACTGGTCGTCGACCACAACGTCGGCCGGCGCATCCAGCGGGGGCACCCTGATTGATACGGGGTTGCGCCGCTTTGGCAATGATGCGATTCGCGGGTGGTATTTGCGCCCAACCGGCGCGGCGAACCCCTATGCGATTCGGCGCATCACGAGCTTTGCGGATGCCACCGGCACCGCCACGGTATCGCCCCCCTTTGCCGCGCAGGCTCCATCGGGCCAGACGTACGATCTCCACCGCTTTGACCCGGCACGCAAGTTTGCGGCGCTCGACAAGGCCCGTCTACGTGGGTATCCCGACCTAGCGCAGATCGTCTATGACGACACGGTTTTTAGCGACGGCAGCACGCAGACCTTTGCCATCCCGTCCACGATCCGCAAGGGACCGGCCTATGTGTTCCAAGAGAACGCGGTCCCCCCGGAACCAGCGTGGAACTTCATTCAAGACCCGCGCGGCGATGTCGTCACCAACTGGGCGGCAAGCAGCATCACGGCCAGCATCGTCAGTGAGAATGATGCCGATCTCGAGGTGCCCAAATACCGCGAGGACTGCACGAAGTTCGTTGTCGCGGCGTCGACCGCCGGGACGTACAGCCAGGTTGTCGGATCGATGGCGAATGATGCGAGCGCCAGTGGGGCCGCGGGACGCAAGATGACCTTCGCGGCGTGGGTCTATTCCAACCTCGCCGACAAAATTCGCTTGCAGATCCTCGATGACGGCGGCGCGACGAGCGGGACGCAGCACCAGGGTCGCGGCTGGGAACTGTTGACGGTGGAAAAGACGATCCGTCAAAACAACAGTTCGACGCTGACGGCCGTCTTTGATGTGGACAACGATTCCAACCCCATTACGGCGTATTGGAACCGGGCGTGGCTCTACTACGGTTCGGCATCGCGCGTGCGGGACATCTACTTCGACCGCGTGCCGGAACGGATTCGCCGCGACGACACGACACAGACGTTTGAGACGCGCGCCACCCCGCCGCGGGGGATCAACCTGCGGCTGGTGGGACGCACCACCCTGAGCGCCCTGGGCGCGACGGCAAGCTCACAAGTGACCAACACGATGGAAGTGGATGACGCGAGCAGCCAGCTCCTCCTGGCGACGGCCGCACGCATCCTGCTGGAAGATGAGGGTCTACTGGTCGACGACCAGAACCCCGTATTGCAGCGGGTGGGCGTGGTGGAGGAGCGGCGCCGGGAGTACGCGGTGAAGTGGCCCTTTACCCTCCCGGCGACGCCACAGGCGCGGAGCGTGTGGGGGTAGCGTATGGTCAGTCCCACACTCGACAGCCGCACTGCTGATATCTACCTCGAATGGGGCGGGGTGAAGATGGGCTACCGGCTCGTCAACAGCCCGGAGGGCAATATCGCGGGATATCGTCCGGGATTGGCTCCCGACCTGGCGCCACAGCAGCGGACGACGCCGTTCTCCTACGAGCACGAAGACCCCCGTGTGGACATCCCCGTGGCCTTTGAGGATTTCCGTGGGGGTGCCGGGACGGAGCGTGCCGAGAGTGGGCTTGGTCCTGGTGAGACACCGATTGCCACCCTTCGCTACAACTACGCCAAGGGGCTGGATCTCAGTTGGCCCAACCGGCTCTACCTCTCGCCGGAGCAGCAGACGACCAGCGGGGTCGCCGCGGCGCCCTTCGCCTTCAGCGAAACCAGCTTGGGCATCTTCGTCACCGCCGGCCGCTACCTCTACGAGTTGAGCGCGACGACGTGGACGCAGCGACACGACCTGGGCGCGGATAAGGCGTTCACGGGTGGGGTGGTGGAGTTCAGTGAGTCGAATGATGCGGCCGTTTTAGTCGCCGCAACGGGCGCTTCGGACATTTACGTCTATTCCACTGATGGGATTACGTGGTCCGATTCCGGCGCCGACGACAAGAACTACATCGACTTCACGGTGCGGGGGCAGAGCAGCAACACGCCGCAGCTCTGGGCGGTAGACACCGCTGGACAGATTCGCGTTACGCAAGCGCCCCGCAGCGGCGGGACTACATGGTCGGCGAGCACGCATTTGGGTGTGGCGGGTGAAACGGTGCAGCGCCTGCTGACGGCGGATGACCGCATTCATCTCTTCAAAGTCGAGGGCATCTGGGATTTCGACGGCACCACTCCGCAGGACGTGTGGACCGGCGGGCGGCAGATGCAACGGACCGACAACGGGACCAACCCGTTCCTCTGGAATGATGGCCGGATCTACGTGCCGTACGGCGATCGATTGATGCAGTTCGACCCGCAGGCCGCGGCGGGTGGCAATCCCTCCTTCACCTTCGTCTATCCGCGACTTCCGGTCGGGAACCCGGTCGTCAACGGTCAGATCACGGCGATTACGGGCGATGGGGATTTTCTTTATATTGCGACGAAAAACAGCGATGGGGACACCTACCTCCAGAAATGGGACGGGAACCCCCAAACCGGCTGGCACCCCTTCGTGTACCTCGGCGCGAACGATTGCGGCGCAATGATCGTGCTGGGGCCGGGGACGCCGGAGACGAGCAACCCGTGCTTGGTTTTTGGCTACGGGACTGCGGTGCGATACGTGATTCTGCCGCGATCGGGGATGCGGCCTGAGGACGACAGCAACTACCGCTTTGAAATCAGCGACAGTGGGAACAAGGCGTACGGCCCGTGGATGACGGTCGGTGCGCAGCTCTTCAGCAAGTTCCTCAACGCGGGCCGCATCGTGTCCGAGAGCACGACGGGTGGGCGGGCGATCGAACTGTCGTATGAGATCGACAACAACGGGACGGAAACGTCGCTGGTGGTCGCCAACGCGGCCGGCACGCAAAAAACGATCGTCACCGATGAGGTGGAGTTCAACCGTATCCGCTGGATTATCGAAGGGCGCAACACGGATAACACCCTCTCACCCCGCGCCTTGGGGTGGATCTTCAACACGACGCTCAACCCTCCGCGCAAACGCAGTTGGCAGTTGGATCTGATGATCAGCAACCTGACCAACCAACGCGGCGGCGGCGGGGCACTGCGCGAAGCTGGGCGTTCAGCCGAGGAACACCTCTTTGGTGCCGCTGAGCAGCGCGTGACGTTCTATGATCGGGATAACCGGACGTTCATCGTTCGGATACTGGATATTGGCGGCGCCGGTGCCGCCCCCGCACAGTCAGGGGATGTGCGGTTCCATACGGTGAGCCTGATTGAGATTTCGGAGACGACGGAGAATCCTGACCCCCTAACCTGGGACGAGGACGCCTGGGACGAGAAGGGATGGGGCACCTAAATGGCAATTACACGAGCCGTTGCCAACGCGACGGCAACCAGTACGCAGTTCAATCAGATTATTGACCATCTGGAGGGCGACAGCGGGTCCACGCTGGCCTACTTCCTTCGCGTGCTCAGCAGCAACAATTTCACGATTCGTTTGCCCGACGCCGGCGGGACGCAGGAGTTCCGTATTCAGGACTCCGCTGGGGTCACTGTTGGCAGCATCGACTCAGACGGCAACGTGGCGTTTATCGGGGCCACCGCCCTGACCGGCAATCTCGACGTGGGTGGCACGCTGGAGCTGGGGTCGTCCAACATCACAACCTCCACGGCGGCTGGGTTGCTCAAGCATGAAGCGGGCGGCCTGGAGTTCGATGCCTCGGCGATCACGACCGGTGGCCTTTTCAAAGGTGCCTCTTCTGGCACCGCAGCCATCCTTGCCAAGGGTGCGGCGAACACCGTCCTCACGATGGCGGCTGACGCATCTGACTTCGCGTGGGCCGCGAGCACCGGGGCGCTGACGCACGAGGGTTCCCAGCTCACCGAGGCCTCGTCCAATGCGACCAGTGAGACGGACCTGATCTCAGTCACTTCCCTCTCGATCGCCGCTACGAAACCGATTCTCATTCGGGCTTCGATTCGGAAGACATCCGGCACGAGTGACAATTACAGCTATGGCCTCAAGTTGAATAGCACGGGTGTTGTGCAAGCCGGTGGGGCGACCGGGATCGCCACATTGTCAACGTCGAGCGCCCAGGCGGGGAGTACCACCATCTACATTCCGCCACGGTCGGCCAATTACCTCCGGGCCGTGTCAGCCTTCGGTGGCTCTGGGAACCCCACGGTTCCCACCTACAGTGCTGACGCGCCAACGGCCGATATTACATCAATCACCTTGACGTACAATGGGGCGAATTCAGACACGACCTGCTCCTGCGACGATATGCATGTCTTTACGGTGGCGACATCATGACCAAGAAGCGATACATGCGAGTCAAGGCGACCGGCGCGTGGGTGAAGGATCTGGAGTGGGGCGGCAGCGCCCTGGAGATCCCCCCGGAGAACCACTGCGCCAACATCGCGAAGGCCTTAGACATGGACCCGGCGGAGCTGGAGGCGGTCGATCGCGCGAGCGATCCAAGAAAAGGCACATTTGTTTCGCTTCCACCGAAAGAGCCATCAGAGGCTCCACTGAGCGAGGCTGAACTGAAACGGCTTCGTGCCCTACTCGATTAGTTAGGAGAAACCCATGCCGTTCTATGGACCCGCTGCTGCTGGTGGTGGTGCCACTTATCTCGTCAAAGAAGCTGACGAAACGGTCAATAATTCAGTCACGCTTCAAGACGACGACGATTTGACCTTCACCATGACGGCGGACAAGATTTACGCCTTCACGATGGCGCTACTTGTCACTGGTAATTCCAGTGCGGACTTCAAGCTCAACATCGATGTGGCGTCGAGCGGCGCGGCTGATTACATGCTGACGTATGCGAACACCGGGGGAACCTTCACGGGGGAGATGAAGTGGGAAGGGGAAGTCACGTCGGTGTTTACCGATGGGTCGTGGCATCGCACCGTTTCGGCAATCGCTACCGGCATGTTGATTTGCGATGGGACCAATCGTCTTGTGAAACTCCAGTGGGCGCAGGCTTCAGCACACGCCAGCGATACAAAGTTGCTAAAAGGATCATGGTTCGCCTACGAGGAGTTGGCCTGATATGTCTACGCGCTATGCCAAAGTTGGGAAGAAATGGTTTGCCGCGAGCAAACATCGCGACGGTGAGTTCAGGGTTGATCTCCAAGCGTGGGCGGACCAGATCGGTGCCGCGCACGACTATGCCCCTGGTGAGGTGGAGGGGGTTGAGGTCGCCGACGGCGAGAAAGACCCGCGTGGGCGCGCCAAGCGAATCACCGACCCGATCCCGCCGCCGCCACCCCCGACGCCGCGTGAAGTGGTCAAGGCAGCCCTGTCCCGCGCGGGCACCGTGGCGGAGATCAAGGGCGCACTGGCCGACTACTTCGATGGTCCCGGGTGATCCGCAAGCGCGGCGATAAGTTTGTCGTGACCGCCAAGAGCGGCCGCACGCTGGGGACGCACCGCACCCGGAAGGCCGCGGTCCGGCAACTGGGGGCCGTGGAGACGGCAAAGGTGCGCAAGACGAAGCGGAGGCGCTAGATGCCGAGACGCCCGGCCATGCCCGACGCCAATGGCGATACCTTTCGCGCGACGACGTGGGTCATGCTGGAGCACCTCGATGATGAAATTGACGCGCAGCGACGGTCGATCGAAATGCTGCGCGAGCGCCTCGACAAATTACTCCTGGCGATGTTCGGGGTCGGCGGGGCAGCGATTGCGAGCCTCATTGCCATTATCGCCACGGGAGCCTGACCATGACCACGCACATTCTCACAGCGATCGGTGTCGTCAGCGGCGCGATGATCGTCGTCACGATTTTCTTGAGCTGGCTCGGCACAGGAATTTAGGGAGATAACCCATGCCACGGAAACAGCGCACGTTCCTTCCGCAAACACAGGCCGCGATCGACAGCTTGCTGGCGCGCTTGCTTCGCACGGAGACATTGGCCGTGATCGGCGTCGCCGCAATCGCCCTGGTCGGCGACCTGGAAGCCGAGGGTGTCATCAGCAGCGGCGCCGCCGGCGTGGCTCTCGTGCTCGGCCGCAGCCTCGTCAAACGGGGCGAGAAGTAGCCGTGCGGGACGCGTACCCGATCGAGCAGTTTGAGTTCAAGAATTTCCCGGTGATCAATACCGGGATACCAAGGGCGATCTGCCTGCACACGGACGGCAACCCCAACCCACACACGGCGCTCGACGCCCTGAAATGGGGCGACCGCACGGGTTCCTTCAGCATCCACTACTACATCGATGCCGACGGCACGGTCTTTGACGGCGTACCGGACGAGCAGCTCGCCTTCCACGTCAAGGAATACCGGATGGCTGCCTCAAAAGCGTGGCCGACGACCCACCCGGACGTGGAGGGGAAACGCGGTGACATCGGGGTCATCGGCATCGAGAACGTGATGAATGCCTCGGCGCATTGGTCCCAGGAAACGCGCATCTCGCTTCTCCTGCTCGTCGGCAATCTCGTGAAGCAGTGGCCCCACCTTGCGGACGCGATCGTTGAACACGCAGATTTAGACCGATGGACCCGGGCCGAGGACGTGGGGCCGGCATTGCACCTCGCCGATTTCCGTGCTGATATATCGGATCTGCTCAGTGGGGAATCGGCACCGTGGCGCACCGTCGGCGAAGTGGCGACCGGCACACGCATGCCCGAGTCGGCCCGGCCCAAGCTGACGATCGTGCCTGCGACTGCGGCGGCACCACAAACACAACTAGCGGCGCTGGAGTCTCGTGTTGACGAGCTGGAGGCGACCGCGATCACATTGTCGGCGAGCCTCTCCCGCCTCCGGGAGCATCTGCGGGAGAGTTAGCGAGCAGGCTATCGACCCGTACCAGGCGGTGCCCGATCCATTCGGCGACCGGCGCCACCACCCCATTGCCGCACATGCGATAGCGGTGGGAATCGGCAATCTCGTTGCCGTCCGCATCCCAGCGGGTCCAATCGTCGGGCCACCCCATCAGGCGTTCACAC